CAGTTAATGGTGAAAGAAAAGTTCTAGATGGCTTGGTCAGAAGAAGAGAAGCAGAAGCTTTAATGTTTGAGGGAAAGCCTTGGGAACATATATAAAATGCCTTTGCAAAAAACAATATTTAAACCAGGTATTAATAGAGAAGGTACTGACTATGATAACGATGGAGGTTGGTTTGATTGCAATCTAATGCGTTTTAGAAAAGGTAGGCCTGAAAAGTTTGGAGGGTGGCTTAAGAATACAGATAATTCTTTTCTTGGCACAACAAGAGCTTTGCATCCTTGGGTATCATTAGGTGGCATTAAATATTTAGGATTAGGTACTACTTTTAAATACTACATAAAAGAAGGTAGTGAATTTAATGACATTACACCAATACGATCAACAGATTTAAACGTTACTACTTTTGCAGCAACATCTGGAAGCGCTGTTATCACAGCAACAGATACAGGTCATGGGGCTGTTATTAATGATTTTGTAACCATAAGTAATTCTAGTAATTTGGGTAGCGGAGGCAAAATTACTGCCGCTGTTTTAAACCAAGAACATCAAATAACCTCTGTTACTGCTAATACATATACTTTTGTAGCTTCTGCTACAGCTAATGGTAGTGATACAGGTAATGGTGGAAGTGCGACAGACGCAGCTTATCAAATAAACGTAGGATTAGATGTATATGTACCTTCTGCTGGTTGGGGTGCTGATACTTGGGGTGCAGGTACGTTTGGATCTGCTAACGCTTTATCAAATACAAATCAATTAAGATTATGGACTCATGACCATTTTGGCGAAGACTTAATTATTAATCCAAGAAATGGTGGCGTTTACAAATGGATAGAAAATAATTTAACTAGCACTAGAGCCGTTGAGCTTTCTGGTATTGCTGGAGCTAATTTAGTACCTACGGTTGCATTACAAGTTATTACCTCAGAAAAAGACAGGCATTTAATTGTGTTAGGTGCGGATCCTATTGTTGGAAGTGCTAGAACTGGTGTAATAGACCCTATGTTAATTGCATTTAGTGATCAAGAAAATGACTTAGATTTTGAGCCAACAACTACTAATACCGCAGGCTCTTTAAGACTTTCTTCTGGATCATCTATTATTGGTGCTGTTAAATCAAGACAAGAAATATTAGTTTGGACAGATACTGCTTTATACAGCATGCAATTTGTAGGGCCACCACTTACGTTTGCAATTAATTTAATAAATGAAGGTACTGGACTGGTTGGTCCAAAAGCTGCTGTTACTGGTCCTCAAGGAGTGTACTGGATGAGTTATAACAATTTCTATCTTTATAACGGTACTACGCAAACCATACCTTGTTCTGTTCAAAATTATGTTTTTAGCGACATCAATCTTGGTCAATCTTTTAAAATTAATGCATTTACTATTGCAGATAAAAATGAAGTAGGTTGGTTTTATTGTTCAGAAAGTGCAACCGAAATAGATAAGTATGTTGTTTATAATTATGCAGAAGATTTATGGTTTTATGGAACTTTAAGTAGAACAGCTTGGTTAGATGCTGGAATAGAAAATTTTCCTAGAGCCGTAAGTGATGGTTATTTATATCAACAAGAGATTGGTTTTGATGATGATGGATCTCCTATGACTAATGTATTTATAGAAAGTTCAGATTTTGATTTAGGTGATGGAGAACAATTTACTTTTATTAAAAGAATTATTCCTGATTTAAAATTTTTAGAAAATGACAACTCTGGAAATGTAAATATAGTTATAAAAACAAGAAACTTTCCAGGAGAGTCTTTATCTACTAACTCAATTAACGCTATTACAGAAACAACTAAACAAGCTTTTGTGAGAGGTAGAGCAAGACAACTTACCTTGAGGTTTGAGTCAGATGATGACGCAACTGATAACAAAAATTTATCTATAGGGTGGAGGCTAGGAGCAACAAGAATTGACGTTAGACCTGATGGTAAAAGATGAGCAAAATCTTACAGACTCAATTGCCTATAGCCGTAGGTCCTGTTAATTCAGAATTATTTAACAGATTAGTTAGAGTATTAGAAATAAACCTTGGATCTGTTGACGTTGGCAATACCAGGCAAGTAAATGATACCGACAAAGAAACTCAAAACTTTATAGCAGGAAGTATTATATGGAATACCACATTAGATGTTTTGCAGGTATATACTGGATTTAAGTGGGTTGATATAGGTGAAAGACTAAACGATCTTGGTTTTGAAACACAAGCAAATTTAGGTCAAATAACCGTAACAACTAACGGTAACGTGTCAATTGATATTACCAGCAGTTATGAAGGATATGGTGTAGAAAAATGGTACAGCTAGCAGAAAAACCAGAATACCAATCAAAAAATATTTTACTTAACTACCCCGCAGATTGGTACATTCAAGACAAAACATTTAACGCTGTTGAAAAGTCTTTACCAAAAATTATAGATTTTTACGAAAACAAAGGAAACACATCTCCCAAAAAAAATGAACTAAGTAAAATTATTAAAGAGCCATTTAAAGATGTATATACGGTTCCTTTCTTTTCTGAAAAGTATTGCAAGATACTTGTAGACGAAATATCACACTTAGAAAATTTTTATGGATTTGAACCTAACCCAGAAGAAGATTCTTTAAGACAAATACCAGAAATAACTTTTCAAGATAATTGCCCAGAGATATATCAATCTTTAATGCAAACAATATATACTATAGGTAATCCTATATTCTTAAATATTTGGAATAGGCACGTTAATGGCGGCGCAATTCAAATAGCTAATTATAATTTAAAGGATAAAAAGCAAGGCGCTTGGCATCATGATGCTAGCGCTGATATTAGTATGGTCGTTCCTTTAAATACTGGTGAGTATCAAGGAGGCGGAACTGAATTTTTAAATCGTGGTACAGTTGAGCCATTACCTACAGGCCACGCTCTAATCTTTCCAAGCTTTACCCACATGCATAGAGGCTTACCGGTAAAGTCAGGAAATAGATACTTACTTGTATTTTGGTTAAAATGTATAGAAGAATAGGGTAGAATTTAAAAATGAATATGATAGATAACTCAGGAAAAGGATTAGCAGCTCTAGGACGCAACGAAGATCGCTTTATGGCGCACGTTGCACAAGGCGAAATGGTGGTTCCACCAGTCATCTCAGACAACACAAGAAACATGATACGCCAAGAAATGGCAGCTGTTGGCTTAAACCCAAATGAATATCAAGTTGGCGAAGGAATGTCTATTAACCCTATTACGGGTCAAGCAGAGTTTGGTTTTCTTAAAAAATTAGCAAAAAGCGTTAAAAAAGTAGTTAAAAAGATTGCTCCTATAGCAGCGGTTATACCTGGACCTTGGCAACCGTTTGCTGCTGTTTATCAAAAAGGTAGTGCTGCATTAAGAATTGCTAAAGGTGAGGGTGGTCTTGGCGATATCATGACCCTAATGGCTGGTGGTAATCAAAAACTAACTGGTGAAGGTGGGGCTTTTGGTAAAATAGGAATGATAGGAGATGGTGTTGCTGATAACTTTACTGAAGCAGTAGGCGGAGGATTTTTTGATTCTCTTGGAAATATAGGAAAAACAACAGACGCAGCAGGTAAATCTTCATACGACCTTTTAGGGTACGGTAAAAACGTTGCTAAAGGAATGGCTAGCGATCAAAAACAAGGATACTTTGGAGCTTTTGGTGGGGGTACGGGTCAGTTTAATGTTAATACAGGACAAATGGATTATTTTAATTATGTAGATCCTTTTGGAAACTCAATATCAGGAGAACAATTTAGTAAATTAAGTCCCACAAGTCAAAAAGGTTTTAAACCAGTAACAAAATCTGGCATATTTGGAGATATGGGAGGTAAAAACCCAATAGAATATGCAAGCTCAAAACTTTTACCTCAATCTGTTGAAGATGCTTTAAATACAGGTCCTGGTCAGGGTGGATTATTCTCCGGGACTGGCGGCTCTGGCATAAACCCTCAGATGGCTGCTTTAGCTTTGTTATACGGTAAAGCCGTTAAAGACGCAGCTAGAAAGACTGAAGGTGGTATGACTGATATAAGACAATCTCTTAGACCAGATTTAAACCCACAACCTGTATATTCTGGTTTTGATTTAGGTATAAGAGGAGCAGCAACTGGTGGCCCAATCAATAGACAATATTTTGCAAATGGTGGCCCATCAGACAGCGTTAAAGGCAAAAAAGTAAAAAACAATTATAGAGATGATATTGATTATAGTAGAGATACGATACCAGGGACTCCCGAGGACTACGAGAAAAAAATATATCTACTTGAAAAAAGTATAATGATTAATGAAATAGATTATAAAGATGATGTTAAAAATAACATTCACGATATAGCAAAAAATAGATTAGACCATATAAGAAAAATGGAAAAACAATTAAAAACTTTAAATGATGAATATACAAAAATTTTTTATCCTAGTGCCATTAAAAAAGCTAAGGGTGGGTTAGCTGCAATAGGCGAGCTAGACATGCGAAATGGTGGTGAGTCAGAAGGACCAGGTACTGGAACTTCAGATGATATACCTGCTATGTTAAGTGATGGTGAGTTTGTAATGACGGCTGCTGCTAACAACGGCGCTGGTGGTTTTAAACTTTCAAAAACAAAAAAAGGCCTTGAGTTAATAGCAACCAGCAAACCTAACAGAAAAAAAGGTGTACAAGTGATGAACAATTTAATGGATATTTTTGAAGAATATAATAATGTTGGGAGAATGGCATAATGACTCCAGAAGAATATTTAGCTACGCTATCTCCAGAGCAACAACAACAATTTTTATCTTTAAGTCCAGAAGAACAACAACAAATAACTAGCGGAGGTACTGGGGTGCCAGCGGCACCAAATACAGTAGACCCTGTTCTTCAATCACAAAACATACAAGAATCTATAACAGATCCTCTTATACGACAGCTTTATTTTGGTACTGAGGATAAGCCTGGATTTTATAATCAATTACAACAAGCAGGTTCAAACTTAATAGGTAGTGACGTACCTTTACAACAAACAGCTGGTTTATCTGCTCAAGAACAACAAGCCCAACAATTAGCCCAACAAGGGTTAGGATCATTTCAACCGTATTTTCAACAACAACAAGATTTAATTAATGAATCTATAGGCAACGCAAGAAGAGCTGAAAGTGTTCAAGATCCTTTTTTAAGAAGAGCAGAAAGTGAATATGACTTAGGTTTACAAGACACTTTATCTGGTATTGATCAATCAAGAAACTTATTAACAGGAGCTGTAGACAGGTTTGGAAATAGACTTTCAGATGTAGAATCAAGAAGTCAAACAGCAGCTGGTAGATTTGGTCAAGATTTAAGAGGTATTGAATCTGGTGCTGCAAGAAATGTTAACCAATTTGGACAATCTTTGGGTGGAGTTGGCAGACAAGCTATTGGATCTGTTGATGCTTTTGGAAACCGTTTAGGTGAATCTGAAAGTTTGTTAAGAGGTACTTTGGGCGCTTATGACCCTAGCATGACTTCACAATTTTACAATCCATACGAAGATCAAGTAGTTCAACAAACTATTGATGATGCTATGAGAGCTGGAGATCAACAGGATATAGCTGCAAGAGCGCAAAATATTTCTGCTGGTGGAGAGTCTGCTTTTGGTTCTAGAGCTAGACTTGGTGCTGGTGAAAGACGAGAAGCATTAGGTAGAGGCTTGGGAGATGCTCTAGCCAATATTAGAGGGCGTGGTTTTCAGGCTGCGCAACAAACAGGCCTTGGAGAATTTTCTAGACAAAGAGACGCTGAAAGAGCAGCAGCATCTGGATTATCTGGATTTGCTGGATCTAGGCTTGGAGCAGAACAACAAATGGGCGGTACTTTAAGAGGACTAAGCGCAGATCAATTATCAGCTCAACAAGGATTATCTAATAGATTTACTTCTGGCGCACAATCAAGGCTAGCAGCAGATCAAGGTGTTATAGATTTATTGGGTAGAACTGGACAACAACAACTTGCAGCTCAACAAGGAAATATTGACTTGTTAGGGCGAACTGGACAGCAACAGCTAGCAGCGCAACAAGGATTGGCTGGTAACTTACAACAGTACGGCCAAAGCTCCGCAGCTGCACGACAAGGGCTAGCTAGTGGAATGATGGGAATTGGTCAAACAAGAGGAGCAAACGCTGGAAACTTAGGATCTAATTTAGCTGCTTACGGTCAACAAATGGCTGGATTAGGTACAAACTTAGCAAATCTTCAAAGTAATCAAAGAGCTGAATTGGCTAACTATGGTCAAGTTTCTAGAGGCATTAATGATATGGCAAATCAAAGACAATTCTCTCAACAAATGGGTCAACAAATGAGGCCTTTACAAGCTCTTCAAGGTATAGGTGCTATGTTGCCAGGGTATCAACAAACTCAAACAGGCATTCAATCTGCATACGGTATGGCTCCTGATCCTACGGCTCAAGGCCTTGGCGCAGCATTCTCAGCTTATGGAGCTTTAGCACCAAGACAGGGTGGAACTACTAGAGTATGAATTTTCTAAATAGACAGATGTTTCAAGATGGTCGTGATGTTAATCAATATTATTATGTTAACAAACAAAGTAATCTACAAACTCCATTAGACAAAGACAAACTTTTTGAAGTTTTAACAACTGTTAGAATACCAGAGCTTGAAGCTTTAATTAGTAATCCAGATGTCACTTACAGCCCAGAAACTAAAGAATTATTTCGACAAATAGTTGGAACAAGAAAAGCTCAAGTTTCTCGCGTTAGCCCAAGTCTTATGGAGTTTGGTACAAATGTGCCGTCTATAAGCCCAGGGTCAGCATTAGAAAATATAGGCGGTCAATTAAAAGATGCTTCATTAGAATTAATTGAAAGAGGAGCAAACTTAGGCCAGATGTTTATGGCAGATTCAAAAGGCCCTCAAAATATTTTTCAAAGTGAAAGGTATCCTTTTGATAATCCAAGAAATGTTCCTGGAACTATGATGTCAGCCCCTGGTTTTTTGCCTAATGAGGCCGCAAGTTTAAAACGTGGCTATACTGATGAACAATTATCAGCTATCTTAAATAGAGCGCAGTCAGGAGAAATACAAGATTTTCAATCAGAGGTTGATGGGTTTGTTAGCCCAGCTCAACCTGGTGTTAAGTCAGAAGTAAGTGATGTTGATAGATCTTTGGCTCAAGAAGTTATGCCTGAAATTGTTGGTTTAGATTTAGATTTATATTCTACACAAGATCAAAATTTTTTAGAAGAAAATCCAGGGATAACTCCAGAAGAAGTTGGGTTTAGGCCTATAAATTATAGAGATGAATTTGGAGAGTTAGTGCCAATAACTGCTTCTAGCATGAGTGATTTTAATCCATTCGAAGATAATATTAACTTAACAGAAATATCACAAGGTCTTGATAGTTTATCAGAAGACAGAGAATCTCTACAAAGAAAACAAGATGCACAAAGCAGAAGAGCTGCTTATGAACAGGCTATGGTTGGA